CATCGGCTTTACCGGGTGTACCGCGATCTCGCGGCATACCGGAGAGCGCGCAAGAACCTCCCGGCCGTCAAACAAGCCGTGCAGTCGAAGCCTGTTCTGACAGGCAAGAAGCGCATGGACCCGAAGGCAAAATCATCCCGCGAAAGTCAGGCACGAGGCGAGCATTTGCGCAAAACCGGCGATTTCGATGCCGGTGTAAGCGCGCTCATGGACCTTGATCTTTAACGGAGAAACACAATGGCGCAGATCGCCAATACCTACGAGACCTACGACGTCGGCGCGGCCGGCGGCAACCGGGAAGAACTGGCGGACAAGATCTACCAGATCACCCCGGAAGAGACGCCCTTCATTAGCCTGATCGGCCGCAAGCCGGTTTCCTCGGTTCATCCCGAATGGCTGATCGACACCCTTGGCGCGATCGATACGGCGAACGCTCAGCCGGAAGGCAACGAGTGGGATTTCGACGCGATCACCCCCCCGAACCGTGTGGGCAACTACACGCAGATTTCGGACAAGAAGGTGATTATCTCGCGCACCCAGGATAAGACCTCGAAGGCCGGCCGCAAGTCGGAACTGGCCCGCGAAGTCGCCAAGAAGGGCGTTGAGCTGCGGATCGACATGGAAGCGATCGTGCTTTCGAACCAGGCATCGTCCGCGGGTTCGGGCAACGGCGCGACCAACCGCAACCTCGGCGGCTTCCGTGCGTGGCTCGCCACGAACGACAGCATTGGCGGCGGCGGCGCTTCCGGCGGCTTCAACAGCGGCACCAGTGTCGTTGACGCGGCCACCAACGGCACCCAGCGCGCCTTTACCAAGGTGATCCTGGATGCGGTGATCCTGTCGTCCCACAATGCCGGCGGATCGCCCAAGACGCTGATGCTTTCGCCCTACGCGAAGACGGTGTTTTCGACCTTCATGTCGGATGCGAACGTCGCGCCGCAGCGTTTCGAAACCCCCAAGAGCAGCCAGACCACGATTGTTGCTGCCGCGGATATGTATTTGTCCGATTTTGGCACGATCTCGGTTGTTCCGAACCGGCAGATGGCCCGTGCGGGCGCTTCGGTCGCTCGGAACGCCTTCCTGGTGGACCCTCGCATGGTCACGCTTGGCGTGTTCGATGACATCCAGCTCCAGAAGCCGGCCAAAACCGGCGACGCGGAAAAGCGCGTGCTCAATACCGAGTATACGCTCATTGTACAAAATGAGGCGGCACACGGTGTTGCGGCTGACCTGTTCGGCCTGACCTCTTTGACCTAAGGAGAACATCACAATGGCTAAACAGCCCATCAATGTCACCGCGGCCACCCTCACGGTGGACCGTGATACCCACGCTGGGACGCCGGTTACACTCAACCGCGCGGCTGGCATCACCGTTACCCTTCCCGCTTCCACGGGCAAGGGCGACGAATACGACTTCTTTGTCGGCACGACCGTTTCGTCCAACTCCACCATCATCAAGGTGGCGAACTCGACGGACGTTCTACAGGGTGTAATCCACCTGACCACCGACATCGCCGGCACCTCGATGCCCACGGCTGCGGCCTCTGACACCATCACCATGAACGGTACCACGACCGGCGGGGTGATTGGTTCCTGGGTCAGGGTCAGGGACGTAGCCGTAGGCTTCTGGCGGCTGGAAGGCGGCCTGATCTGCACCGGCATTGAGGCAACTCCGTTCTCGGCCGGCGTCTAAATCAACAGGGGCAGTCTACTGGGCTGCCCCTTCTTTCTGGAGTGCACATGCACAAAGGCGTTTTAACCAAGGAAATCCCAACTATGGCTTCCGAACCCGCCAAGATGTTCCCCGTGTTGCTGAGCAGGAATTATGCCCCCATGGGGGATTACGAAGTCGTTGGCTATCTCAAGGAAGCCATCAAGCGCAAGGACGCGGCCGGCAATTGGCGCATTGTCGAGAAGGAAGAGTTCATCAAGGGCCAGATCAAGCCTCACGTCTCGCCGGGGGTCGGCTACGACGGGAAGATCTGGGCAGGAACCAAGATCAAGCTTCCGGTTGACGAAGCCAAGCGCGTCGTATCGCTGAAGATCGCAGAACGGGCCGATGACATCGCTGCCTGACCCTTCCCGTATCCCCGATCATGCGTGGGAGTTCGATGGCGTATCAGAGGACGGGCTGCGCCGGCACTACGTCCATTGGATCGACAAAGCCAAGGGCCTCGGCTTCCGCAAGACGGAGAACATGGTCGAGGATGAATTGCTCAAGTTCAACAAGGAGAGCTTGGACAACTCTTACGGCAAGCGGTTCAGCGACGACGCGATCGGAACCAAGATGGCCAGCATTCCGCTGAACATCTTCTATCGCGACTTCACCATGCGCTTGAAGGATGGCGACACCGACTTCATCAAGAATTGGCTTAATCGCGACGAAAATCGGCCGTATCGAACATTTAGAGGACGCGTCTAGTGGCAATCAGCAACTACACGCAGCTTGTCAGCACGATAGCCGAATATCTCGCCCGTGACGACCTGACGCTGCGTATCCCCGACTTTGTAACGCTGGCTGAAGCTAAATTCAATCGGACGCTGTTTCATCCACGGATGGAAACTCGGACCACGTTGACGGTTAACACGCTGCTTCCATCTCCTGAATTTCTCGACCTACCGACCGATTTCCAGACAATCCGCATGGTCCGTCTTCCTGACGAAGTTGGGAAGCCGCGGCTTCAGTTCATGTCACAGACCCAAATCGATGATTATCGATACAGCCGCGATAACGTCGCTGGATCTCCGGTCTACTTCACGATCGTTGGGGACCAGATAGAGTTGGCGCCGACGCCTAACGAAGACATGGATGTGGAGGTGCTTTACCGGGCTAATATCCCGGCCTTGGCTACCAATTCCACCAATTGGCTTTTGACGATCGCGCCGGATTTGTACCTTTACGGCACGTTGCTCGAAGCAACTCCGTACATCCAGAATGACGAGCGTATCTCGCTATGGGCAACCGGGATGCAGACCGTGCTTGATCAACCCAACGCGCTTGCCGAGCGGCAGAGCTTTGATTCCGGCCCGACAACGATAAGCCTTCCTGGTGTTACCCCCTAATGCTCCCCTTCGGCGAATATCGCCCTGATTGCAGCGACTACGAAGGCCAAGCGACCCGCAATATCAGGAACGTGTTGCCTAGAGGGGATGGCTACGGGCCGTTCCCTGACTTCGCGGCGCTGACGCAATCACTGCCTTCCGCCTGTCGCGGCGCCTTCTATGCGATCAATTCGGATGGTTCGGTCACGATCTTCGCCGGCACAGTCAACGCGCTCTATAAAGCTAATAACAGTGACTATTCGTGGGTTCCAGTCAGCAAGGTTGCGACAGTCACATTCACGGGCGGCGGCAGTCCTAACGCTGTTCTAGCCTCTCACGGGTTTGCGGCAAATGAACCCGTTGTGTTCACCAACAGCGGCGGTGCGCTGCCGGCAGCCATCACGGCTGGAACTGTTTACTACGTCAAGACCATCGTCAACTCGAATACGTTTACGGTATCGGCGACGGCTGGCGGCGCTGCGATTAATATGGCGACGGCTGGAACAGGTACTCACTCGGTCACGGCGCATTATTCCGACCTGTCTTTGGACGCTCAATGGCAGTTTGTGCAGTTCGGTAGCCTGGTTAAGGCGACGCAAAAGAATGCAGTGCTTCAGACCTATACGCTTGGTGTATCCTCGTCTTTTGCGAATAACGCGGGGTCCCCACCACAGGCCTCATATATCAGCGTTGTCGGTCGCTTCATTGTTCTTTCTGGTTTGTTGTCCTTCCCGTTCCGCATCCAGTGGTCCGGTTTGAACGATACCACGCAATGGACAAGCGGTGTTGGTTCGTCGGATTTTCAGGACTTCCCGGACGGCGGCATTGTCCGGGGCGTTGCGGGTGGTGAGTTCGGTACGGTCTTTCAAGATCAAGCTATCCGGCGAATGTCCTATATTCCCGGATCTGCGTTGATCTTCCAGATTGAACGCATTTCGGAAGCGGTCGGCTTGTTCGCGCCTTACAGCATTGTTCGCGCGGGCTCTTATATCTTCTTCCACTCCGCGCAGGGCTTCTACAAGATTGTGCCGGGTGGCATTCCTGAGCAGATCGGCCGGGAAAGGGTCGATCGCACGTTCTTTGATGACCTCGACAAGACTGACCTGAAATTGTTCATCGGGGCGTCTGATCCGCGGTCCACACGAGCAATGTGGGCCTACAAGTCAGTGTCGGGGACGACGGGACTATACGACAAGATCATCGGGTATGATTACGCGCTGGATCGCTTCTTCTCGCTCACGATGAGCGGCGAATACCTGCTTGGCATGTCGCAGCCCGGCTTGACCTTGGAAAGCCTCGACTCGCTTTCGTCGTCGATCGATGCGCTCGCGGCGACGCTGGATGGTTTTGCGGTGTCTACCCAGCCCTTGATTGCGCAGTTCAACAGTACGCATAAGCTGGGGTTCTTTTCGGGGTCGAACCTTGAAGCGACGCTAGAAACCGCGGAACAGGGCGCGGACGGCGCGCAAATCTACACCAATGGCTTCAAGCCTGTGACGGACGCGCCAACGGTCTATGGATCGTTATCCTATCGTGATTTGTCGTCGGACACACCGACCTCGCTTCCGGAGATCGCGCGGAATTCGAGAACGGGCAATTGCGATCTTCGCCGGTCAACCAAATTCACGCGCATGAAAATCAGGATTCCGGCGGGGACGAGCTGGACCTATACGAACGGGGTTCACCCTGACATTGTTCCGGACGGTCAGACCTGATGGCAACGACGGTCTACGCGCCGGGGACGCAGGAACGAAACCCCGACAGGCAGAACCAAGCGCTGCAGGATCACGCGAGTAAGATCTCGGCGGCGACGGATAATATCACGACGCTACAGTCTGCAGTCGCTACCCTTCAGGCAGCGGGCTATGTAGTTGGCCCGGCTTCTTCGACGAATGGCGGGTTTGCTCGGTTCAGCGGAACAACGGGAAAACTCCTTCAAGATCACGCGGCGACTATCGCGCTAGGGTCTGAGGTTTCCGGCAATCTCCAGGTTACCAATCTGAATAGCGGTACGAGCGCAGGCGCAACGACATTCTGGCGCGGTGATGGTGCTTGGACTGTTCCGGTTCTTTCGCTCATCAAGGCTTCTCTTGGCGCCGATGTCGGCCCGGTCGGCACGGGGTCTTATTCCGATGGTCCGAGTGTGGCGCAAGGCTCTACGGGGACGTGGCTCGCCAGTGGAACGGTGTCGCTGACATCGACCGCGGCGGACGCCATCGATGTCAAACTGTGGGACGGCACGACAGTCATAGCGTCAACCCGTGTGACGGTTGGCAACGCTGGCTACTCCGCGACTGCCTCGCTAAGTGGGTATCTTGCCAGTCCTGCGGGAAATCTCAGGATTTCATGCAAGAACATAAGCGCATCGGGGACGGCAACGATCAGATTTAATGCGTCGGGTAGCTCGAAAGACTCAACCATCTCAGCGTTCAGGGTTGCATGAGCGTAGACCTTATTTGCGTTCCTCCCGCTGAAGTGACGCAGATTTGGCCCTACGCGGGCGGCATGATCCGGGCGGCGATCGAGCGGACCAACCTGAGCGCCTTTGAGGATATCGAGCGCGCGGTTCTGTCTGGCGATCAACTGCTCTGGATTGCAGTTAGCGATCACATCGAAGCGGCGGCGACAACGCATCTAAGCCGCGGCGTTTGTACAATCACTGCATGTAGCGGTCATCAGCGAGAGCGTTGGCTTCCGCTTCTAGCGCTAATTGAGAAATACGCAAAGGACGAGGGCTGCCGTATGCGCCTGTACGGGCGACCGGGATGGGAGCGCGTTCTTGACGGATACCGCAAGGAATTCGTCATTTTGGAGAAGGTACTTTGATGGGATCGCTTCTTGAAATTAAATTCGGCGAACGCTTTGGGCGGCTTCGAATAATTCGAGAAGTCCCTGGAAATAAGGGCAAGCGGCGCTTCTTGGCAAAATGCGATTGCGGCACGCCGAAAGAACAACAGAATAATAGGCGCAATTCGCGCAAGGTGGAGGCATAAGTGGGGGGTACATCCGAACAAAAGACAACCCAGAACAGCACGACAGATCCTTGGGCACCAGCGCAGCCGCTCCTTCAGGGCATCCTCGGCCAGTTGCAGGGCGGTCTCGTCAATACCGGGCTGACTGGCGCCGAGAACAACGCCATCACTGGCGCCACTAACAACGCCTATGACTGGACGAAGCAGTATGCGCCATCGATCGGCAGCTATGCGACAAGCCTTCTCAATGGTGGAGGCGCAACGGATCAGGCTGGCAACGTCAACCAGAATTACCTCGATTACAAAGCAAATACGCAGGGCCTCGCAAGCAACACCAATTATAACCCCTACGATTCGCCGGGATTCAAGGACGCACTGAGCACGCTTACCAGCGACATTACGCAGAGCGTCAATGGGCAGTTCGCCGCGGCGGGCCGTGACTTCTCGGGCGCAAACTCGCAGGCGCTTGGAAGGGGCATCCTGGAGGGTGTGGCGCCGACGATTGCGGCTCAGTACAACCAGAACATTCAGAACCAGCAGGGCGCGGCCGGCAACCTCTACAACGCCGGTAACACGAACACGGGTATCCTGGCTGGACTGCAGCAGCAGAAGCTTGCCAATCAGGGGCAGGGCATCAACGCGGCCAGTTCGGCGATGGATGCGAATAACGCTGGCTATAACGCCACCATGCAGGCGGAAGCGCAGCGTCGTAATGCTCCCATTCAGAACCTTGGGCTATTGGCCCAGATCGGCATCCCGATTGCCGGTCTTGGTGGTCAGTCCACGGGGACGTCCAATACGACCAAGACAGCATCCCCGCTGGAGCAGGCGATGCAGGTCGGCGGTATCTTCAAATCCTTCTTCCCGGCGGGGCTTTGATACATGGGCCTTCTCGACTCGTTGTTTGATCCTCAAATTTACGGCGGTGCCGGGGGTCTATTGTCCCGCCTTTCTCCCTCTCTTGGGCAGTTTCCGCAGTCTCAGGGCTTTGAGCAACAGAACCCCATTGGGGTTGGCGGCTATCAGATGCCGAGGATTGGGAACCCGGATCAGTACCAGCCGGAACGGGTGATGACGCCTCCCGCGGCGCAGCCGACACAGGGCCAGATGCCCATGCCTCAACAGCAGCAGGCTTTGCCTCCTGCGCTGGGCGGTGTCGGTTCTGCTCTCGGCAGCATCGGGTCGGCCTTGGGCCGCATTGGGAGCCCTGATGGGCTCATTGCGCGGCTTGCTGGCAACGATGCACGTTCGATCGCACAGCAGAACCTCAAGGCCCAGTACGATGCTTTGGTGCCCGTTGTAGGGCCTCAGAAGGCCATGCTGGCTGTGATGAACCCGGAAGCAGGCAAGACGATCCTTGCGCAGGCGCTTGAGAAGCAGCAGCCGACCTTCGGTGTGATCGGCGAGTCGGACGGTGGTGGCAAGGATTACGGCTTCATTGACCCGACCAAGAAGACTGTCACGCCCTACACCCATCCTGAATCTGAAAACCGTGGCACGGTTACGGGGCCGGATGGCAAGGAAATTCAGATCCCGCCAGGCGTCAATGCCAAGACCTTCCGCAATCACATCACAGCAGCAGCGGCTGATGCAGCTACGGGCAAGAAGACGGAAGTGCAGGCTGCGGCTGAACAATCCGCCAACCGCATGGAAGACGCTGAAAAGAGCTTCTCGAAGGTCAGCACGGCAAACCTTGGCGTGTCTGGCGCCGCCCAGAGCGCGGCCAGTGGCGTCCCCGTGTTCGGCAACTTCCTAAAGTCGCAAAACTTCCAGAAGATGGAGCAGTCAAAGCGCGAGTGGGTTACCGCGTTGCTACGCAAGGAATCGGGCGCTGCAATCGGCAGGAACGAATATACGTCATACGACCGTCAGTTCTTCCCGCAGCCCGGAGATGGGCCAGAAGTCGTTGCGCAGAAGGCGGAAGCGCGTCGCGTAGCCACCAACGCGCTGAAAAATTCAGCAGGCCCGGCCTACAAGTCACCTAGCCCCGCGCCAGCGCAATCAGCACCCGCTGCGCAGTACCAGGAAGGCGCAACCGCGACCAACCCGCAGACCGGCCAAAAGCTGACCTTTCGTAATGGGAAGTGGCAATGACGCTGCCTGACGACTTCGTTCTTGACCAGCCGGATACAGGGCTCCCTTCTGGGTTCGTGCTGGACGGCCCTTCCTACACTCAAGATGCGGCCAAAAGCGTTGGCGCAGGCTTGGCAAATGCTACGGTGGGAACGCTCGGACTCGCTGGGGATCTTCGGACGGGTCTTTCGGCGTTGACGGACTATGCCGGCCAGAAGATGGGCGCGGCTCCGGATAAGGTTCAGGCGTTTAAGGATATGCTGACCAAGGCGGCCAACATGACTGGCCCGGGCTCCGTACTGGCTAACGCGCCGACGTCAAAAGACGTTATGAGCACGGTCACAGACCCGATCGTATCACCCGACTATAAGCCTGAGACAGTCCTGGGTGGTTACCTGAAGGCGGGCGCTGAGTTCACTCCGGGCCTTTTGCTGGGAGGCCGCGGCAGCCTTCCAGCAAGATTTGTAAAGGACGTGGCCGTACCTGCCATTGCGAGCGAAACGGCGGGACTGGCGACCAAGGACACGGCTCTTGAGCCGTATGCAAGGGTTGTTGGCGCTTTGGCTGGCTCGGCCGGCGCTAATCGGTTTGCGAACATGGCCGCGGAAAGCAAGGCGCTCAAGACGGCAACGCCCGCATTGGCCGACGTAAAAACAGAGGCGACGAACGCCTATTCCGCCTTGACGGCGCGGAATGTGGCCACGCCGATCTCTCAGGCCACGCTCGATAACGTGGCGAGCGACATCACGACGACGCTAAACAATCGGGGCATTCGACCGTCAAATGCTTCGAGCATCCATGCTGCGGTAGACGAGATCAAGACGCCGGCGACGGCTGGCGCTGCTGATGTGGCGGACTTCGTGGCGGCTCGGCAAAGCATCAAGGAATTGCTTGGCAAGCACGATACCAACAAGGCCGGCGCCTTCGTGGCCTTGAATAAGATTGAACAGGCGATTGAACAGAACTCGCCCGGGACGATGAATAGAATCCGCGAGGCAGACAAGAACTATGCCGCCTTCAAGGCAGTCGAGGCGCTTGATAAGCGGATTGCGCGGGCTGAATTGCGAGCCGCGGGTGAGAATTCCGGCGCCAACGTCGGCAACAAGATCCGTCAGAACATCACCACGTATCTGCACAGCAACGAGGCCAAATACCTTTCGGCCGAAACCAAAGCCGACTTGGAAAAGATCGTTCGTGGGACGGCCTCACAAAATATGGTTCGGTGGGCTGCCAACCTTCTCGGCGGGGGCGGGGGACTTGGGATGCTGGCTGGTGGAGCCGCGGGCTATCAGGCTGGCGGTGCGCCTGGCGCATTTGCTGGAGCGATGGCGGGAAAGGGGCTCAAGATCGCTAATAATCGCTCGGTTGTGAAGCAGGCAGAGCAGGCCGCGGAAGCCATCCGCAGGCGCTCTCCGCTCGGCTTGCTCAATCCTCCAGCCATACCAGCGACGGTTAACCCGCTTTTGTCAGGGTCGGTAGCGGCGCTTTTGGCTCGCCCACGTCAATAAGTTCTTCAGTCCAACGGTAGCGAGCAGGGCGGCGATAAAGCCGAGCACGCCTGCCAAATATCCATTTGGCGTCCAGTGCCAGTAGAGATTCGAAGCCATTACGGCGAACACAATCAAGGACTGAAGTAACCACCACATGGTTTTGGACTCCGCTCCGCAAGACAACGCCCAGATAGCGTTCAATTACTTTGTCAGTCAAGGTCTATCTCCGGTTCAGGCAGCGGGTATCGTCGGCAACCTTCAAGGCGAGTCCGGCAGAGGTCTTAATACTGGCACAGTCAACCCCGGCGACGGCAGGGACGGCTCCGACAGTATCGGCATTGCCCAGTGGAACAGCGCCCGGGCGCAGGCTCTCAAGGATTACGCGGCGTCCAAGGGCGCCCCGCATACGGACCTTAACACGCAGCTCGAATTCCTGCACCAGGAACTAAAAGGACCGGAAAAGGCGGCTTACGACAAGCTTTTGGCCGCCCAGACTCCCGAGGAAGCCACACGGGCCATGCTGGCCTTTGAGCGGCCGAAGGACTGGAACGTGCCGGGGAGTCACGCAAACCGCTACCAGTACGCTTCCAAGGCGTTGGCTTCGTATGGGAGCGGACAACCCCATCCCGCACCAGCGAGTCCCGCAGCCCCGCCAAGCGGCCTTCTAGCACAGGCTCCCGCGTCTGGCCTTCTGGCCCCGATGTTTCCGCAGGCTCAAGCGGCTCAACAGCCGGCCCAGTCCGAGGCTGGCGGCCTCATGGCCCAGATGCCCGCTCAAGGCATCGAAGCGCCGCCGATCTTCTACCCGCAGCGCAAGCCTGTGGATTTGTCAAAACTGAAAATGGCCTTCCGGCCGCCGATCTTCTCAAGGAACTCCTGATGGGTCTTTTTCACTACAAGTGGTCCAGAACGGCGGCCAGCAACGCAACGGCGGACACCAACGTCAATTTTGCCGAAGGTCAGGCGCCGTCTACCGTAAACGACTCCGCGCGGGCGCTTATGGCGTCTGCTGCTGGATTTAGGGACGACATCGCAGGTGCGATTGTAACTACAGGGACCAGCACCGCATATGCAGTTACCAGCTATCAAATATTCGACTCGCTGGCGAATATGGACAAGATGGTGATCGCCTTCACCCCGCACACGACGAACGGGGCCACTGTTACGTTGA